AGGTTAAAGCAGTAACAAAATTTAGCCCTTTAGGCTGGATAAAGCAGATAAAAGAGCGTAAATCCGATAAACTTGCCTTCGTAGTATTGCGCTGCAATGGGCAGGGCGAGAAGGTTGAGGATTACGTAGTGCTAATTCCAATGAGTGAGTTTATGAAGGTACTACATGACTGAACCAATACGCTGCAAAAAGTGTGGTCTTTGGTTAATGGAAGGTATGACCTGTTCTGTATGTATAAAGATCAATGCCCTGAGTGTCTGAAGTACAACACCAATACCAGTAATTACAATAAAGATTATTTCCATGAATGTAATGATTGTGGACATGAATGGAGTGAAGGTTATGGTTAAAGAATTAAATGAAATTGATTGGGCATATCAAAATGCTCTTAGAGAACAATGGCTCAAAGACAATCCTGATGCAGGTTACATAGGCTGGATGAGCATATGAGCCAAGGTGGATGGGATGAGACATGGGCGGAAGGAGATGACTTAAGAATAAGTTGTACTTATATGTGGTGTAAATCACATCTCATATAGTGAGACGGAAGGAAAAGTCATGCTTAAACGATTTGACAGGGCGAGTACGCTTCAAGCGTGCGACGCACCTAAGAGTGCGAACGCAAGCCCCGTAAGGGGGCGGCTTGCGAGTTCGCTGCTTGTAGCATTTGGGGTGTGTATTGTCTTAATTGCATTAAGTCTTGGTTCTAAAGAGATTGATTCCGTTAATGCACTACCAAGATACCAACCTATAAGTTACAAAGAATATGCTCAATTGCGTATTGAAAGTGTAGTTCAATACAAATGCCTTAGTACGTTATATGGCAAAGAAAGTGCTTGGAATGAAAGAGCAGTCGGCAACATAGGTGGTAAACAACAGGTGTACGGGATACCTCAAGGTAAGAGTGAATACCTACGTACTGCCAATGGATATAAGCAGATAGACTGGGGATTGTCATATATCTATGGTAAATATGGTGTAGATAAAGATAAGTACATCAACGCATGTGCAGCATTGAAACATTGGCAACTTAAAGGATGGCATTGAGTAATAAAGCATTAGGTAGTGGCAAATGGAAGTCTTTGCGATTACGTGTCCTCGCAAGGGATGGGTACATTTGCACCTATTGTGGCACGCACCTTGAGGGTGGCAATGCAACAGTCGATCACATAACTTCACGCAAAGTTGGTGGCGAAATTTTCAGTTTAGACAACCTAACAAGTGCTTGCAAGTCGTGTAACAGCAAGAAAGGAAGTCGATTTTTAGCACCTGTTTCTACCCCCCCTGTCTCTCAAGACTGTTCTCTCCCTGAGACGCAGATCACACGACCTTGGTCGCCTTTCCAAAAGCCATGACGACCAACACAAAACCGGTTAAAGCCAAGCGCAAGCCGGCTCAACGAGGGGCGGTGAAAAAACGGCTATTAGGCAGCACAAAACCTAGGATTCAAACTCCGCCGCTTAAAGGTGCGTCCCGAATTGCTGAAGTGGCTGATCTTGCTGAGAAAATTGGTATGCCGTTGCTGCCTTGGCAACATTACGTGCTTGAGGATATGTTGAGCGTAGATTCCGCAGGTAATTTCCAACGCAAAAGCAATTTGTTGTTATGCGCAAGACAAGTAGGCAAAACTCACCTTGCAAGAATGAGAATCTTGGCTGGACTATTTCTGTTTAACGAAAAGAACATTTTGGCAATGTCCTCAAATCGAAACATGGCATTAGATACATTTAGGCAAGTGGCAAACACAATCGAGGACAATGACTTCCTAAAAGCGCAAGTAAAACAGATCAGATATGCGAATGGTCAAGAATCAATCACTTTACTTAATGGTGCAAGATATGAGATTGTTGCTGCCACTCGAGATGGTTCTCGAGGTAAGACCGCAGATTTTCTTTACATTGACGAATTGCGTGAAATAAGCGAGGAAGCGTTCAAAGCGGCAGTCCCAACAACTAGGGCAAGACCAAATTCTCAAACTTTAATGACTAGCAACGCCGGTGATGCTTTCTCAACAGTTTTGAATAATATGCGTGAGCGTGCGCTTGACTATCCAAGTAAAACTTTTGGATTTTGGGAGTATTCAGCACCATTGGCTGCAAGACAGGACATTAGAAATAAAAAATATTGGGCAATGGCTAACCCTGCCCTTGGTTACACCATTACCGAGGAAGCAATTGAGGAATCTATTGCAACTAACTCAATTGAAGCGACTTTGACTGAAACTCTTTGCATGTGGATTGATTCTCAGGTTTCACCTTGGACTTATGGGTCAATCGAAGCCTGTTCAGTATCTGAATTGATCTTACCAGTCGGTGCAATGACAGTTATGGCTTTTGACGTCAGTCCAAGCAAGCGAACCGGCGCATTGGTGGCTGGTCAGATAATTGATGGCAAAATTGCGGTTGGTGTAATGGAAACCTTTAGTTCCGAGGTTGCAATCGACGAAGTTAAAATGGCTAGTTCTATAAATGAATGGGCTATGAAATATAGACCGGTTCAAATTGCTTACGATAAATACGCAACTGCGTTTATTGCTCAAAAACTTGAGCAGTCCGGTCAAAAGTTAATTGACATATCCGGACAATCGTTTTACCAAGCATGTGGTGAACTTGCTGACAGCCTTTCTAATTTGAGATTAATCCACTCAGGTCAACCCGAATGGGTTTCGTCAATGAATAACGCTGCCGCTAAATACTCAGATGCTTCGTGGCGAATCATTCGAAGGAAATCCGCTGGATGCGTTGCAGCAAGTATTTCAACTGCAATGATTGTCCACATGTTGAGCAAACCCATCTCAGTTCCTAAGATTTATGTCTAAAGTTTGTGATATACTTCACCAATGGGATTTTTTCGAGATTTAGTCGGTTTATCACCTAAAACAAACTTAACAGCGCAATTAGCCCCGCCTGTTGTCGCTGACCCTTTTAATTATTATGCTCAGTTTACTCCATTCCAATCGGTAGGTAGAGACGAAGCAATTTCTGTCCCTGCGGTTATGCGTTGCCGTAATTTAATTGCAACAACAATTGGCGTAATGGAATTAGAAACTTATTCAAAGGCAACTAAAGAGGAATTACCAAATTTACCTTGGGTCAATCAATTATCTAAGTCCGCACCCAATTCAGTAATTGTCACCGCCTTGGTGGACGCACTTTTATTCTATGGTAGCGGCTATCTAGAGGTAACTGAAGTTTACCAAGACGATAATCGCCCGTCTCGTTTTGATTTTGTAAATAATACTAGAGTTCAAGTGCAATTAAATAAAAATAACACCTTCGTCGATTTTTATACAGTTGATGGCGTTGAAAGACCAATGTCGGGAATTGGCTCACTTGTCACCTTCCAATCACCTATTGATGGAATTTTACACGCCGGCGCAAGAATTTTGAGAGCAGCAATTGATTTGGAAAAAGCAGCAGCAAACGCAGCAGCCGTTCCAACTCCCGCCGGTATATTGAAAAATAATGGTGCTGACTTAGGTGATAAGGAAGTTGCCGGATTATTAGCCGCTTGGCGTCGCAGTCGTGCTGAAAGATCAACCGCTTATCTAACTTCAAGTTTAGAATTTCAACCAACTTCGTTTTCACCGAAGGACATGACCTATAACGATAGTTTGCAGTACATGGCAGTTCAAGTGGCAAGACTTTGCAACGTTAATGCCTATTACATAAACGCAGATATTAATTCATCATTTACATACTCCAACGTCCAAGACGAAAGACGTCAGTTTGTTTCCCTAACTTTACAACCTTACATTTCTTGCATTGAGTCAAGACTTTCAATGGACGACATAACACCAAATACGCAATTTGTGGCGTTCGACATGGATTCAGGATTTTTAAGAGCAAACCCACTTGAGCGTCTAGCAGTAATTGAAAAAATGTTAGCACTCGATTTAATAACAGTTGAACAAGCGAGAGAAATGGAAGAACTAAGCCCAAATGGAAATAATTAATTTTAGTGCAGATTTAGAGGCTTCAGAGTCTCGCCGTATTATTGCAGGTAAGATCGTTCCGTTTGAAAATGAAATTGGTAATACTTCAGTTGGTAAAGTAATTTTTGAAAAAGGTTCAATACAAATTGATGAACCAAGCAAGGTAAAATTATTACTTGAGCATGACCCAAAAATGCCAATTGGGCGCATGAAATCCATAACCGAGGATTCAAGTGGACTTTTTGCCGAATTTAAGGTTAGTAATACGACTAGGGGTACAGATAGCCTCATTGAGGCAAGTGAGTCACTACGTTCCGGCTTGAGTGTTGGAGTGGAAGTTATTAAAGGAAAAAACAGTAACGGAATATACAGAGTTAGTGCTGCGAGACTTATGGAAGTTAGCCTAGTACAGGCTGCCGCTTTCGAAAGTGCCGCCGTCACTTCAGTCGCTGCGTCAAACGCAGAGGCAGAATCAACCGAAACCAAAACAGAAAATGAGGAAATTGTGGAAAACACAAAACCTGAAACAACTGTTGCGTCCGAGGTAGTAGAGACCCCTGCGGTTGAAGCCTCTCGTCCAACAGTAGCAGCACCAATTTATACAAAGCCACGCATTGAACTTTCAAAGGAAAAATTCCTAGAGAATACACTTCGTGCGCAATATCTAAATGATGAGGATGCTAAGTCTTACCTTCGTGCAGCAGCAGATACAACTGACAACGCAGGACTTATCCCTACACGTCAATTGACCGAGGTAATTAATCCTCTTTCTAATGCGGACAGACCATTTATTGATAGCGTAAGTTCGGCAGCACTTCCTGACGCAGGAATGACTTTCGAAATTCCTAAGTTAACGCAAGCACCAACAGTTGCAGTAACAGCCGAAGGCGCAGCACCATCACAAACAGATCAAAACGTTTCATTTTTATCTGTTGACGTTAAAAAATATGCAGGACGTCAAATATTTTCCGTAGAATTATTAGACCGATCAAGCCCTGCGTTTTTTGCAGAGTTAGTCCGTCAAATGGAGTTTGCTTATGCAAAAGCAACTGACGCAGCAGTCGGAACTGCATTAATTACTTCAGGAACTGATGGCGGTAACCGAACACTAACCGCAGCAAACATTCAGGATTTTATTTCTGATGCAGCAGTTTCAATTTACAAAGGTACACTTGGATTCGCAACCAATATCGTTGTGTCACCTGAGCAATGGGGCGCATTGATGGGATTAGTAGATGGCTCAAACCGAGCAGTATTTACTCAGACAATCAATCCTCAGAACGCTTCAGGAAATCTAACACCTACAAATATCCGTGGTAACATTGGTGGATTAAACCTTCGTGTTTCAACAGCGTTAACTGATGGAACAGGCGATAACACAATGATCGTTATTAATCCTGATTCATACACTTGGTACGAATCAAGCAAGTATCGTCTAGAGACCAATGTTATTTCAACTGGTCAAATTGATGTTGCTTATTATGGCTACGGCGCAATTGCAACTAAGGTTGCAGCCGGTGCGTATAAGTGGATGGTTGCATAAACTTTCCTAAATAGGAATCATCTGTAAAGGGGCGTTGGAAGCCTTCGCCCCTTTACTTTAAGAAAGGAAACGACATTGGCGGCTACTTTTGTTACACTTGCTGAGTTGAGAAGTACGCTTGGAATTGGTACTTTATATAGTGATTCAGTAGTTGAGGAAGTTTGTCAAACGGCTCAAAATATTGTTTCTGATTACTTATGGAAAAATCAACAATATAATTCAAGCCATTCACACATAGTTGGTTACGGCACATTATATTTCAATACACCTCATGGCTTTTTTGTTGGTCAAGTAGTTACAGTAAGCGGCAACGGCGCAACATTTAACGGCAGTAAAACTATTACCAGTATAACACCTACTTCAATAACTTTCGTAACAAGTCATTCAACAATTGAACCTATACATGCAACTAATCCTTATGGTACTGTTGCCGCAACAGATTACGTTACATATTCAACTGTTCCCGAAATTAGGGAAAGTAGTTTATTAATTGCAGTTGATATTTGGCAATCAAGGCAACAATCAAACGCAGGTGGAATATCACCTGACTTCCAACCAAGTCCTTACCGCATGGGTAACACGCTTCTCGCAAGAGTAAGAGGAATATTAGCAAACCATTTATCACCTAATAGTTTGGTTGGCTGATGACAGTTGCCGTTACAACTCTCAGAACAACCCTTGCGACTGCGTTAACTAACGCAGGGGTTTGGCAGGTGTTTTCATATCCACCTGCCTCACCCATAGCAAATTCACTAATTATCCAACCGGATGACCCATATATTGAACCAAGCAACAATATTTATTCAAGCGTTGCGCCAAAAGTAAATTTTCGTTTAGTGATGATTGTTCCAATGCTAGACAATCAAGGTAACTTAAACGGAATTGAGGATTTTGCCGTCGGTGTTTTTAATAAACTGGCAGCAATAACTACCCTCAAAATTAGCGTTGGTAATATATCTGCACCCAATGTTTTATCAGCAAGCGCAGGGGAAATGCTAAGTGCAGATTTAACAATTTCTATAATGACAAGTTGGGGATAAAACATGACCGAAATTTATGATGTTCCTTCAGAGGACAAGGCTTGGCTTGAAAAAGTCGGGCAAGTAGCAAAAACAGAAAAGCCTAAACCAATCTCAAAGAAAGATGAGGAATAACCACTATGGCTGTATTTCTAAATAACAAGGTCGGCGTAAAGGTTAATACTGTCGATCTTTCAGACCACGTAACAAGCGTAACCCTAAACAGATCATTTAATGAATTATCTGTAACTGCCATGGGGGATGCCGGTGAAAAATATGTAAAAGGGCTTGAGACTTCAAACGTTTCAATTTCATTTCTTAACGACACCGCTTCAGCAAACGTTCTTGCAACTTTGCAAGCCGCTTGGGGTACTTCAGTAACTGTCGTTCTTTTGCAAGAAAAAGGAACTGCGGTTTCAGCAACTAACCCTCTTTATACAATGACTTGCCTAGTAAATAACACCACCGACATTAATGGCGGAGTTGGCGATCTTGGTACTCAGGATGTAACATGGACTGTTAACGGCGCAATTACAGTTGCGACAACAGGTACATTCTAAGGAGATTAAATGATTAAACTCAGAGTGACAAAGGCTTCAGGCGACGTATCGGATTTTGATATCAGCCCTGCACTTGAGTACGCATTTGAACAACAATTTAAGACTGGGTTTCATAAGAGATTCAGAGATGAGGAAAGACAATCGGATATCTATTGGCTCGCATGGGAAGCCGAAAGACGTTCCGGAGTTACAGTCGTACCATTTGGGGACAAGTATTTAGAAACTCTATCTAAGGTAGAGATTTTGGATGCTGACGCCCCAAATGGGTAATGCGGTATGACACGACGTATTTAATTGCTTTATTAGCAGTTAGAACAGGCATACCGCATAGCGAATATATCAATATGGACAGATCGTTACTTTTAGCAACACTAAACGTTCTAAAAGAGGACGCAAAAAGGATGGAAAATGCCAGTAGAGGTCGCAGGGCTAGATGAGACTTTAGATAGTCTTAAGAACTTTGCCGGTGATCTCTATAAGGACATGCTTGAGGAAATTGACCCTGCAATGCAAAGTATTTCAGACCGAGCAAAGGGCATGGTTCGTGCAAGGATTTCAGGTTTAGATAGCGGCTGGACTAGCCAAGGTAGAGAAGCAAAATCAAGATCAAGTCGCAAGCGTGGCTTTCCTAAATACGACCCTTGGAAAATTAGAAAAGGTTTAGGTTACGACCTAGGCACTACTAAGCGTAATCGATCAGGATTTGTTCAAACATTTATCTTGCAAAACCATTCAGCCGCCGGTGCTATTTATGAAACAGCCGGACGAAAGAACCCGCAAGGGCGTGCAAGTTTTGTAAACATAAGCGGTGATAAAAAAGGTCAAGTGCAAGGATATGAAGGCACTTACCAATCTTTAGGAAAACGAACACGTAAAACTGGTCAGTATGCAAGCAACAACCCTTTCGCCGGTTATCAGTTTGTGACCGCATTAAACAACCAACAAAAATTAGTTAGCATTGGCAGAGGTCGTAAAAAAGAGGGACGCTTACTTTACAAAGCATTTTATGACGATCAAGGCAAAGTCCAAGATGCAGTTATGAAAGCAATCGATAAAGCCAAGACTAGATGGTTTCAAAGAGTTTCTAAAGCACAATATAAAACATTTGATAAGGCGGCATAATGGTCAGTTTCTCACCCATAGATATTGCAATTACCTCAACCTACAAAGACAAAGGTGCAAGGCAAGCCCAAAACTCTTTAACTAAACTAAGCAAGAGTGCCAACAAGTTAGCCGGTGCATTTGGTGTTGCCTTCGGTGTTAACCAAGTAACTAAGTTTGCTAAGTCATCCGTCCAAGCCTTTGCTCAAGAGCAAAAATCAGCCAAGTCATTAGCCTTAACTTTAGGCAATCTAGGCATGTCATTTGAAACAATAGGTACGGAAGCCTTCATTCAAAGGCTTCAAAAAACTCGAGGCATACTGGATGACGAACTTCGTCCGGCAATGCGCCAATTAGTTTCTACTACTTTAGATGCGAAGTTATCTCAAGACATTCTTTTGACCGCACTAGATTTATCGGCAGGTGCTGGGGTCGATCTTGGTACTGCCGTTGATGCTTTAAGTAAGTCATACTTAGGAAACAACAGAGCCTTAGTTGGTTTGAACATTGGTTACAGTACCGCCTCACTTAAGGGCAAGAGTTTTGCTGACGTCCAAGCCGAACTTAATAAACAGTTTGCAGGACAAGGCGAAGCCTCAGCCGCCGGTGCTGCCGGTCAAATGGCAATCCTAGGCGCAAGCATGGATGTTGTTAAAGAGATCGTGGGCGAAGGGTTAGTTAACGCTTTTGAGGACTTAAACATAAATGCTGAAAAGACCGGTTCGCTTATGGAAACTGTTGCCAAAAAGTCCGTAACGGCTATGAGCATGGTCAGTAAGTTTATTAAAGGTAATCTGCAATTTCTAAATACGCCGGTTAGTGAACTATTAAGCGATAAGTCAGGCAGCACGTTTGCTTATAAAATGAACTTTGATAAGCCTTTTGACCCAATGAGTTCCAACTTTAATTATGAGGCTTTAAGAGCAGATCAAAAGAAACAGCAAGCCGCAGCCGCTAAGACGGCTAAAGATCGATTAGCGGCAATTAAGAAAGAACAGGCACTGGTTAAGGCTCAACAGCAACTGGCAAAAGACCAAGCCAAGATAAAGCAATTTGGCAGCATGTTTGATTCTGCTCAAATAGAAATCTTTGCAGCCTTGCAAGGTAAAGTTACAGAGCAAGAAAAACTCAGATTAAACTTGCAATTAGCATTACTCCAAGGCAACGCTTCAGAGGCTGAAAGACTTGGAAAGCAATTGGCTATTGTCCAGTTACAGACCACCGATCTTGCAACAGCCATTTCAAAGATTCCAATGGCACTTAATCCGTTTAAGGGTTGGGGAACTGAAATTGATAACTTGCTTGCCAAAATGATTGAAATGTATCGCTTATTACAATTTCAACCAACTACTCCAACAGGTAATGTCAGAGCGCAAGTAACGCCTCAAAACGCTGCTCAAGTTCTTGCCAATGCGCCAATCGCACTAAATGAGTATCAATCAATAAAAAGCGAAATGGATTACCTAGGCGTCCGAAATATGGGCAGTCTTAATATTACTATTAATAATGCGGGTAGCGTTGTTTCGGATGCTGACCTTGCAGATCAAATAAGAAACGGACTGTTAAATTCTAATCTTTCAGGTTCACCAAGTTCTATCGGTAGATTATTGGGTGCGTTCCAGTAATGGCATTACCGGCAACGATTGACGTATCCCTAAACTTTTCGTCGGGTGCAACTTTTGGAATACCTTTTACCTTGGGAGACCCTGTTAATGGTATTTTAGGCACAAACATTTTATCTGAATCGACAACTCCCGCCTTAGTAGTTAATCTAACTAATCGTACTCGACGTATAAGTATTAGGCGGGGCAGAAACGTTGCACGTGATATTTATGAGGCTGGCACTTGCGTTGTCAGGATTTACGACCCTAACTCAGACTTCAATCCCCAAAACCCATCCTCTCCTTATTTTGGCGAATTAGAACCTTTAAGAAAATTAAGAATCTCAGCCTCAGTCAATGGAAGTTCTTATTACTTATTTAGCGGTTATACAACTTCATACGTTTACTCTTATGACCAAGCGGAAAATATGGCTTATGTTGATATATCAGCGACTGACGCTTTTAGATTATTCAATTTGGCTTCAGTCGTTACTGTAACAGGTCAAGCCGCTGGTCAAGATACTGGCACTAGAGTAAACAAGATTTTGGATACTGTTTCTTTCCCAACTCAAATGCGAAGCGTTGATACTGGGAACAGTTTAACAATTGCTGACCCTGCTACTTTAAGAACTTCACTCCAAGCCATGCAAAACGCAGAATTTAGCGAGCAAGGGGCTTTATTTGTATCACCTGAAGGCAATATTATTTTTAAAAATCGAAGTACTGTAATTTCAAGTGCCGGAGATGCCCCAACTTTATTTAATCAAACCGGTGGCATACCTTACAAAAACTTGAAATTTGCCTTTGATGACAAATTAATTATCAACTCAGCAACCATGACAAGATCAGGCGGGGTGGCTCAAACTGCCATAGATGCCGATTCAATTGCAACTTACTTCCCTCACTCAATTTCAGTCCCTGATCTAATTATTAATACAGACGCAGAGGCTTCAAATATTGCCAAGATTTATGTTGCGACGAGATCAACGACCACCATCCGTATTGACGAGATGACCCTTGACTTATTTGACCCTAACGTACCAACAGCAACTATTTTAGACTTTGATTATTTTGACAATGTATTAATAACCAATATTCAACCGGATGGTTCTACAATTACTAAAAATTTACAAATTCAAGGAATCGCTCATGATATAACTGCGAGTTCATGGAATACTGTTCTTACCACCCTAGAGCCGATAGTTGATGGGCTGATACTTTCGAGCGCATATTATGGGATAATTGGTGAGGATATTTTGTCATACTAGGATATAATTAGGCACTAAGGAGATATACACATGGCAGCAGGATTAGGATTTAAGACCTTTAATACAGGTGACGTGCTTTCAGCATCAGACGTCAACGGATATTTAATGCAGGGCGTTTTAGTTTTTGCGAGTACGGCGGCACGTGACGCAGCAATTACCGCACCGGCTGAAGGACAGTTTGCTTTTACAAAAGATACAAATAGTCTTTTTTATTATGATGGGGCTGCTTGGGTTGCTTCAGGTGCAACAGGTGATATTGAAGGCGTAACCGCTGGAACAGGAATAAGCGGTGGCGGTACTTCAGGAACAGTAACAGTAACTAACTCAATGGCAACAGCAATTGACGCTAAGGGTGATTTAATTGTTGGAACAGGCGCAGATACTTTTAGCCGATTAGCAGCGGGAACTAATACTTATATTTTAACTGCCGATAGTGCTGAAGCAACTGGACTCAAATGGGCTGCACCTGCTGCTGGTGGTGGTGCAATGACTAAAATTACATCTGCAACATTTACTACACAATCAAGCGTTGGTGTTAATGAATGTTTTAGCAGCGCATACAAAACCTATTATATAATTTGGTCTGCTAATAGTTCAGTAAATGGTGCTGATTTGCAGTTTCAATGGCAATATTCAACATCAACAGCACAAACAACTGAATATTATGGTGCGGGTTTTGGTTATGATAGGGCTGCTACTATAACAACTTGGGGTTTTGATAATCAATCAGCGGCAACTATTTACAATAACCTAACAACTAGCACAAATAATTCAAGTTTTGGGCAACTATATGTTCAAAATGTTGATGGAAATAGTGAAACACCTAAATATTTTGGTTCTGGTTATGGTCAATCGTCACAACAAAATATTAATTATTCAGCCTTAAACAATGTGGCAAGAATATATACTGGTTTTCTTTTGAAACCAGATAGCGGAACAATAACTGGCAGATACCAAGTCTATGGATTGGCGAACTAATGACAAAACAACAGTTGATAGAGCAATTCAAGTTAGATTATCCTAATCTAACAAAGCAATCTAATGATGAAATTATTACACTCAGTCAAGATGAATATGAGGCGACCATTGATAGTTGGGCTAATGCAGTATTAAAAAAAGAAGCGGCAAAACTAGCAGCAGAAATGGCTCGGCAAACCAAAATTTCTGCCTATGAGAAACTAGGTTTAACTCAAGCAGAAATTGAGGCGCTGATTTCAACTCCAATAGTGGATGAACTGAGCGCCCTAGCATAATCTTGAGGCTTTGTGTCTAAATGAAACCATGGTTATCAAAGGCAGCGGTGCAGTTAAGGGAACAGATTGACGACGCCTTTGCTGATCGCTTACGTAAATCTGATGGATGGATTGCTGATAGTTTGCATCAACAAAGAGGTAAAAGCGATCACATACCCGACGCAAAAACAGCGGTGGTGCGTGCAATCGACGTTGACGCTCGCCTTTCTGACGACAAAAGAACTTCAGCATATTTGGCAGATCAGTTACGACAATACGCCAAACATAACGGACGTATTCTGTATGTAATTCATTTAGGTCAAATTGCTTCGCCGGTGCTTAACTATAAATGGCGACGCTATCGAGGCTATAACCGCCATGACCATCACATACATATTTCATTCAGAAAAGATCAAGATAATAATTCAGAGTTTTTTAACATACCACTACTAGGGGGTAGTAATGAATAAGAAAACAGTAGCAATAATCAACTCATACGCACGAAGCGCATTTGTTTGTTTAGCGACAGTTTACGTAACAAATCCTTCAGGTTCATTTGATGACATTTGGAAGGCATTTTTAGTTGCTTTTGCAGCACCATTATTGCGTGCGATCAATCCTGACGATTCCGCATTTGGCTTAGGTAGCAAAGAGTAATGACAGCCCTTGAGTGGGCTGGCTTTGCTGCTGGAATTACCACCACATTAATTGGGTTACTCGCAGGCTTACGCTGGTTGGTAAGAGGTTGGTTAAATGAACTTCGCCCGAACGGCGGAAATTCTATGAAAGACCAGTTAACCGATTTACAAAAAGAAACGACACACCTGTCAAATCGCATAGATGAACTCTTTATTGTCATTAGCAGGAAGTAAACTTTTACCATGGCTACAAAACGTAAACCGAGAAAAAAAGTCGCAAGGCAACGCCGTACCACTAAAGAGCCTATATTAGTCAAAATTGACTTTTGGGCGATTGCCGCTAAAGAGGTTTATGATGCTTGCCGTAGGGCTGGCATGGATGAGGGAACTGCACTTGCTTTTGCAATGGACAGATCATCTTATCCTGATTGGATAGTTGACCCTAAAGACCCAATCAAAAATCCTCTTGACGACTTTGATGAGGATGACGATTAGCATAAAAAAAATTGCATTTATATCAGACCTTCAAGCCCCATTCATTGACGAACAAAGCGTCAAATTAGTTGGGCGTTTTTTACAAAAATGGAAACCTCACCGCACTATTCAAATTGGTGACGAAATTGATCTACCTCAACTTGGTGGATTTAATGCAGGAACAATAGATGAGATGGTTGGAAACCTAGATGATGACAGAAAGTTTACGCAAGAGGTTTTACAATACCTTGGCGTTACTGACGTTTTAGGCAGCAATCATGGAATCCGACTTTACAGATCAATCAAAAAAAGACTTCCATCTTTCCTCAACCTACCCGAACTGCAATATGAACGTTTTATGGGGTATGATAAACTCAAGATTAAATTCCATCCCTACGGACTTGATTGGGCGTACGGCTGGACGGCAGTTCATGGAGACGCTTTCCCTCTTAGCCAAGTGCCATCCCAAACGGCGTTAAATGGGGCTAGAAGGCTGGGGAAAAGCGTGGTGTGTGGTCACACCCATAGATTAGGGTTATCAGCCTTTACAGAGGCTTCCAGAGGGCAGGTAGGGCGTACTGTATGGGGTTTAGAGGTCGGTAATTTAGTCGATCTAGCCTCAAGCGGCATGGCTTATACCCGAGGCTACGCCAATTGGCAGCAAGGCTTCGCAGTAGCCTACGTTCAAGACCGCAAAGTACAGGTAATCCCTATACCTATTAATAACCATTCATTTATCTTTGAGGGCAAACTCTACAAATAACAAAATCGTTATACGCCACGCCGGCGTTTTAATTGCCGGCGTCGGTAGCGTGTGTCATCCTTCTCCTATCCAAGTTAACGGACTTGGTGTTAAGGAGATGATATGAAAATTACCGCTGTAGACTTCGAACGCTTAACTACTTGCCAAATGGAGTTTGCTGGCAATGATGGTTGGGTTGAACAAACAAACCGATTTGATGACGACATCAATTGGTCACACAAATTCATTTACTGGGTTGATACTTATGTAAGCGCATTAGTAGCAGTCCAATACCTTGCAGATGCAAAGCAGGATTACTCAATATCTTATGATGGTGCAACCGCTGATTGGATTATTACAACCGATTACTCAGGTTCTTGGATGGTAGCCGTATGAGCCTAAAGGAAGCAGGACTTATGTGGGTATGGTCATTACTTGGAATCTTTGCTTTGATTTGGATTTATGTTGGAATTAAGGCTCAAGCCGAAGCACGTTACTACTGGATTGGTCGTCGGGATGGATGGAATATGCACCGCCGCATGATCGAAAACAAAGTGCAAGTAGATAAGGTGTTTGACTATGAACAGAACTGAGGATTTATTTGACGAGGTGAGGGTCACGTTGTCGCAGAGAGGTAGCGTCTATGGTTCAAGTAGAACAAATCACGAAAGAATCTCAGAACTATGGAGTGCTTACCTTGGGGATTACATCTCACCAATGCAGGTCAGTATTTGTATGCTGCTCGTCAAGGTCAGTCGTCTTACAGAATCACCTAACCATCTCGATTCAGTTAAAGACGGAATCGGCTACCTTGCAATATACAATCAAATACTCAAAGAATACGATACAGAATATAAAGGTGAAGTAGATGGCATTTAACTTAGATGATTACGAGACAGTAGAGGTGAGACTTGCTCGATTTATTAGCGATTATCCTGATTTCCGTATTGATACTCAACTTGTTGAGGCTTCCGGCACTCGTTTTATTGTCCGTAGTGCAATTTATCGTACATTTGCTGACGCAGTTCCTTTCTCGACTGGTTTGGCTTTTGAGGTTATTACGGATAGAGGCGTCAATTCTACGTCTGCGCTTGAAAATGCAGAAACGTCCAGTTTGGGACGCAGCCTTGCTAACGCTGGCTACGCAGCCAAGGGCAAAAGAGCAAGTCAGACCGAAATGGCAAAGGTTATTCAAGGGGAACAAAAGCCTTTAACCTTCAAGGAAAAACTTGATTCTAGGCAATCCGTCAAAGAAACCAATGAGCCGGTTGAGCCGAGAGAACCTCAGCCGGTTTCTTGGGGTATAGGTGATGCTGTCAATGTAATTAGTAAAGCCAATCCTAAAGAACCTGAAGCGTGTGAGCATGGTCACATCCTCAAGCAGGGCATATCAAAGGGTAAGGGAAAACCTTATTACGGATATGTATGCAAAAAGGGTGTAGATACTCACGCTAAATGGGCTAAACAAACCTCAAATGGGATTTGGTACTTTGAGGAAGGATATGAAAATGGCTAAAGAGTATCCATTAGTAATAGAGGAAATGTCCATAGATGATAAAGGTTATTTCCTAAAAACATGCAAGGGCATTAAGTTCAGAATAATCAGATGCCAAGGCGATTGTAAGGAGAATGATTAAATGGGCGATATGGAAATGATTGATGAACATGGAGTTAAAGCCACGTTCAAAGATGATGGCGTGCATTTAGATATTGTGCCGCTATCTGAGTGCTGCGAAATGTGCAACGACCCACGCATGATAGATATGAACGGCGTGAAAGTCTGTCCATTTTGCAGCAGCATAAATCATATTGATTACCCACATGTCAACCCAATCTCGTAAACACCGAGGTTATAGAACTCAGCGGGTAGTTGCAGAATACTTGCAGGCTTGGTATCCATATGCCGAGCCTACGGGGGCAGGTCGTCAAGGGAGTGATATCCTAGGCACTCCTTTCGACGTAGAGGTTAAAGCAGTAACAAAATTTAGCCCTTTAGGCTGGATAAAGCAGATAAAAGAGCGTAAATCCGATAAACTTGCCTTCGTAGTATTGCGCTGCAATGGGCAGGGCGAGAAGGTTGAGGATTACGT